GCTGCTGATCCTCATCAGTCCACACTCTTGTGCGGTTGTAGAACTCATCAACCTCAACCTCTGCGAACTCTACAAGGTCAAAGCCTCCAATGGTCATCTCTACGCTTGGCGGCTCAATGTTCCTTGTGTATTCCGGTGTTATCTCCGTTATATCCTTGTTGTTCTCACTCTTCTTAGCGGATAGCACGGTCTCGCTCTTCTGCACCAGGTACTGCCCAAGGTGGCCTTTGGCGTTCCTATCGTGCTTGTTCTCATGCAGTACCACGGTGATATGGCAGTTGTATTCTGCTGTCCACTTGAGCAGCTTGGAGGCTATGATGGTGGCCTCCTCCTCATCATTCACACCTTTGCTTGCTACATCGGCAATACCATCAATCACCATATATCCAATGTCCTCTTCCGTGCGGAATAGGTAGTCTATTGCTGCCAATCGCAGTGCGTTAGTGTCCAGGCTCCGTAGCTGTAGGTATTCAAAGTGGTCGTAGTTGATGTTGCCTTGTAGGTGTGCCATCTCGTGGATCCTCTTCTTTGCTTTGGCGGCATGGAACTCCCCTTGCTCGGTATCAATGTATATGACTTTTCTCCCAGCCATGTACCCTCGGAGGTGGTCGCATACCATCTGATCGCTAATGGCTGATGCGGTGAGTGCAGAGAGGAAGAAGCTCTTGCGGCTCTTTGCCTTACCTTGAACCATTGAGAAGTTGCCCAGTGAGCCAATGATGTAGCTCTTCTGCCCAAAGCATATCTCAAGAGCTTTAGGGGGCTGTGATATTTCAATAGTAGAGTCCACCCTAAGCTTTGCCAATAGCTGGCCCATCTCCTCTTGTACTTCTTCATCATCTAGGTCTATGTTAAAGTCTTTGGGTGCGGTGAGCTCATACCGCTTCCCATAGCCTTGCGTTCTTATATCTTGAATTGCTCGGTCAAAATCACCACCGTGCTCTAATAAGGTGAAGCATTGGAATCCATCGTAGGGCATCTCAGCCTCAAAGTCGGTGGAGGTAGTCCAAGGCCAAAAGAGTTCAGTGTCCTTAAATATCACACCACTGGTCTTGCTGTCGGTGCTTCCCGGTCTTAATAGGTAGATGTACTTGCTGCTCTCTCCCACCACTTTCCATCCATAACGCTGTATGATGTCTAGTGCTGTGTGGTTGGCTCTAAACTCTCCCCAAGGGGTATGGTCTTTGGTTTGTTGGTCACCAATGCGCTTGGATTCCACTACCACCTCTTTTTGCATCTCATCCATGGTGCGAGCTACTCGGAAGATCACATCACGCTCCGTAGGGCTGATACGTTGCACGTTAGTAATCTTTCCGAGTATCTTATAACCTTTGCTTGGGTAGGTGACTATTTGGCCACCCTTGCCTCTTGTTTCAAAGGTCACCTCACCATCAATGTTGCGTGCCAGCTTTTGGTTGCCAGCAATATCGTTGCACTTAAATATCCAATGGTATCCTCCGGAGCGTGTTGTTTGGATGATCATCTTGCTCTTTATTTCGGGGGCTTCCTCTTCTAATCTTTTGCAGAAGGTTTCATACTCTTCCCCTTTGAAGTGCTTGGCATCTATATCTAGGCACTGAATACCATCAAAGCCCATCACTAGACCAATGCTTCCGGTGTTTTGGAACATCTCCTCTGCCTCTTGCAATCCCATAGGCTCTATGCCGTACTGTTGCCAGTTCCTGATGCTTGGGCGTTTCTCTCCATCAATGAGTGGGATTGGTGAGAATCCGTGGGCTATGTATTTTTTTGCTATTGTTGTTGTTTTCATTTAATACGCCTCCAGTTGTTTAGCTGTTGAGTGAGTTTGTTTGGGTTGAGTGTGATGGTCTTGCGCTTGGTGAGCTCCCCTTTGGTGAATACAAACCAATTCTGATGGATGCGGTCATGGAGGATGATGAAGTCCACATCTTTATAGATGTCAAAATCATGCTTTATCACGGTGAAGGTGTTCTCAGCATAGGTGCCTCCTTTAATTTGCACCGTTCTGCTGATGCCATTCTTGTAGATGATTAGATCCCAAGGATTCTCATGAGTGAAGGGGAATGCTACGGCCCATCCGTGTTCTAAAAGTGTGGCGGCACACTTGAGCTCTGAGATGGCTCCATCGGTTAGCTTAGAATTCATTGGCGGCAGATAGCTTGTTGAGGTAGTCATCGTATGATTTGGCTATGAAGTACACACCGCCAGCAGCATTGATCTCTTGCTCTATCTCCTTTTGGTCTGCGGATTGTCGGTCTTTACCAATCTTCACCTCTATACCATAGAAGGTGCCGTTTATGATTCCAATGATGTCGGGGATGCCTTTGCGCTGCACCCCTTTGCGGTACACCTTGCGCTTGGTGTCATATACTGCACCATTATTGATGCGGTAGGCAACGCCACCTCTAACGTGGTACATATCCCAAATGATGGTCTTGGTGAGGTCATTGGCGGTGGTATCCTTGAACCGTTTCTTTACCAGGGCGTGAGGAGGTAGCAGTGGGTGCGCTTCCGCTTTAAGTTTGTCGGCAAGCTTACTCAGCTCCTTCAGGTTCTTTGGTATCTCCATCTTTCTTTTTTATTGAGTATTCAATCATTCTACTAACGTGCCCCTTTCCGGTAACTTGGAGGTACCACTTGGCCTCTTCCCAGCATCTCGCTGCTTGTTTATCACTCAAGGAGGCCATCTTCATACTTCTTTAGCTTATCGTAGAACTTGATGTAAGCCTCTTGAGCCGTAGTGATGTCCTCTTGCAGCTCATCACGAGTCACACGGTGAATGTGTATCTTATTGGTACGCATTCGGGGATCATAAGATACAAAATCTAACCACTCCAAATCTTCTACTACTACAAAGTAGTGGATGACTTGCGCTTTGTACTCCGCTGGGATGCGACCAATACGCATATATTCTATGTGCTTCTTGCTGTTTGGGCACTTCACTTCTACGGCACCTTTGTAGGCACCATCAATGTTTATTAGGCCATCAGGAGAGATGGCAATGAAGGGATGGTGGTCATGGATGCAGAAGCCTATCTCATCCACTGAGTGCTTTGTTGTCTCCTCATACACTCGTATGGCTTCAGGCTCGTAGAGGATGCCGTGCTTCATAGCTTCTGAGGTGAAGCTTTGAGGGATAACACCAGTGAGGCGTTCTGCTATCAGCTCATCTATAAAGGGGAGGTTGTTCTTGGCAAATACTTGCTTTGCTCTTGATCCGGTGATAACACCGAGGCGTGCTTCAAACCATTCTTGGCTGCGCTGTGGTAAATCTAAAATCTTCATTGTTGTTGTTATTTAATCTTTCTCTATTCCGTACTTATCCCTATCTCTAAGGCATAGCTGTATAATTGTCATAGGCTTATTGCAGTTGCAGGTCATTGTGTTACTTTATGGTGTTTATCGGGTGTTATGTGCAATATATTTCGTCTTTCAACTTTTGTACTTGTTCTAATACTTCAACAGGTGTTTTATCAGTTTGGCTTTCGGTTGTTATCTTAGCTAATGCAGCAATAAGCATTTTACCTTCTTCTGTGTTCGTGTTAATTTCGTTTATTGTCTTCATCTCTCTTTGGTGTTAAAGGTTTTGTTGTACCAATGGGTGATAGCAAATTCATCTGCTGCCATTACATTTCTGCACTTGTAGGCGAAGTCAACCATCACCTCTTTCTCTTTCTCAAGTAAATCAGTATTTAGCATCCAAGCCTTAAAGTCTCTATCACTCATCTTGTTGAAGTTCTCATAAACCTCTTGAATTGGTGTTCTCATCTCTCTTTGGTTTTAAAGGTTAATATACCATCCACTTTCCATTTCTTTATTAAGTCTTTGCTCGCCTTTCTTGGCAAAGAACTTTTGCTCAAAATCCCCAAAAGTGTGGTAGTCTTTTAGCTTATCAATACATTCTTTTACTGTTTCCCCGCTTGTGTAAGTTTCACGGTTTCCGCAGTCGCTTACAATGTGTAATTGATATTTCGGTTTCATCTCTCTTTGGTGTTAAAGGTTATAAAGCTTATCAAGAACACCTTTGAAATCTACACCAGCAATGGTAGTCTCTATCTCTATGTTGCCCTTTGGAGCATCCTCACTCATCGTGGTATGCACATCAAACTCTTCAGCAATCCTGATGAACTGCTGCTGATCCGTTACCCTTGCCTCATACACTTTGTGCTTCACGTTCCGGATAATACTATAGCCGTGCTCAATGAGCTGGTCTACTTGCTTGGGTGTAGCTAAAAAGTACACGCTTCTTAATTTGTGGTTCTCACTCATCTTTTTTAGCATTAGTATTGAAAAATCGGTTCACCTAACGAATCAATAATGTCAATTGTTCCTTGGCGTATAGCTACTGTTTTACCCTCAGTAACTATTAAAATGCTTTCACCTGATACACTCAATTGTATTTCAAACCAACCTGGTTTATTAATATCAATATTGAATGTTGAAACAACCATATCATATTGTTGTACATGGTTCTTCATTTCAATAGGTGATTCAGAATTCCTTACTTTAGCTAAAATTCCTTGTGCGTTAAATTCTAAATTATTCATTGTTTTTGTTGTGCGGTTTTATCGTTGCACTCTTCGTTTTTACTCTCTCTTAATTGATCAACTTCACTTCTAAGCATTGCAAGCTCTTCCAAGTCCATACCAAGAACAAGCTCCACATTGTACTGAATCTTAGTGAGGAGCTGCGGATCCTCCTGGTCTAATATACCAAGCGGCTGCTTTAATAGCTTCTCCAATTCCTTCTCTAAGCCGTTCATCAGGTTCTTCACCTTATGCTTGTAGAACCTTGTGCCCTTGAGCTCATCCATCTGCTCCAAAGATGCTTGCAGCAAAGCTACAAGTTTAATGGCATCTTTAAACTTCTGCTTCTTATCTAAAACTTTACCCATCTTCTCCTCCTTTCATATTTGCGGATGAGGTGCGCATTGTTATCCAATAGCTTTATCACCGGCTCATTCCACTCCGTTCTGCTTGCTGTAATTAAAGCGTTGAGGCTATCCCACCTCAACTCATTGATGTACCTATCAATGTAACGCTTATGCGCCAGCTTCCTGAACCATCTGCTCATTGCGTGCTTTCTTTTCATTGTACAGTTGTTTAAATGCTCGTGATATATGCTCCTTCTCTTTTAAAAGCTTGGCATATTCTCTATCAATCTTTTTGATGTACTGCTCCAGGCTCTTCACCTTCTCAGCAGATTCCACCTTGAAGGTGTCAAAGTTCTGCTCTACCTCTTTACGATACATTTGCTCAAGCAATACGCTCTCTCTTAGTGCCGTTACCGTGGTAGGCGTAAACTTAGGATCATTAAGGAAGTTGATACAGAAATCATACACCTCACAATACTGGTGGTACATAAACATCCTCTCTGAAGGACTTTCATGGTACCTTATCTCATGCTGCTTGATAGCATGGAGCACGGTGCAGTGGCTCATAGGCTTCATCAGAAGCTCTCCATCAACCCTTATAGGGAATTGGAACATCTTAGCAATCTGATGATAGGTGAGCTTGCCCCTCTTCCTCATTGCTACCATAATGGCAAAGCGCACATCAACCACCTCCCTACGCCTAGAGCGTAGAGAGGGATTGATACCAAACGATTCTTGAACCGCTTTAAGTAATGGATGCTGCTCCATTAGAATGGCAGATCATCATCCTCCTCAGTAACTTCCGGAGCAGTTGATACTTGAGGTGTGCTAGTGCCTGGCACTGATGCTTGGGAGTTGTTCACTGGTGCAGTGAGTTCCACATCTTCCCACAGCTCATCATCATCAGCCACATCAATATCATTGAGGGCTAATATCACCCCCTTGTTGATGTAGGCGGTGAGGCCTTTCTTGCCAGCCATCTCCCAACTCTTAATAAAAGCTTTGGCACGCAAAGTAGAGCCGTTGCCAATGTTTCCATTGAATGGCATCCTTGCTGTGTCAAATAGTTGAGGAGGTTGGTTGGTCTTTAAGCGCACGGTAGGATCCTCATACTTCTTGGAGCCATCTTGTCGCTTAATCTCAAGGTGAGAGAGAACCTTCATTCCCTCTAGTGTTTTGATGCTTGCTGCATCAAGAGTAAGCTCAACTTGGTATTTCTCGCTGAACTTATTGGGGCCACTCTGCTCGGTGAGCTGTGCCCAGTTGGTGGTGCCAGTCAATACTGCGCTCACACCTTTTGCAAAATCTAACTTTGCCATAGTTGTTGTATTATGCCTCAATTGATAATAGTATAGCGTTCTGAGGCTATTTAAACGCTTATAGTGTTGTTCCTAATAGTAGTGCTATGCCGTGCGCAGAAAGTAGCACACAAGCCGTGAAAATGATTGCAGCGGTACCAATTACTGAATAGTAGAATACCTCTCTTTTGAATGATGTCGTTTTCATGATTGTTGTTTTATATCGTTACCACTAAACTAACAATTATTTTAATACACACAACAATGAACAATAAAAAACTTTCTGCTGGTATTCTTCTGCCTTATATGCAAGCATCTATTTATCTAGTCGGGGCACCATGGCCCGATAGAGAAATAAATGCAAATGCAGACCTAAAAATGTTTTTTTTTCTTTTTCTTCCTATATATAGGAGGAGAAAAACAAAAATTAACAGGATTTTGTTAATAAGTCACCTATTTGAATCCAAAAAGAAACCCCACCAAATTCATGGTAGGGCTTCACAACAACAACAAAAATACAGCGAGGAGCTGCCCTTTTGTATGCTTATTTCCTTAACACTCTCAAAATAGTACTAATGAGAACCAGGGCAAAGATAAACCCAAGCACCACACCAAAGCCTATATTTTTAGTCTTTTTCTCAGGGATGTACTGAGGCACCTCAACCTCCTTGATGATGCGCACCGTATCCGGAGGGCATTCCACATCCACCATGATAGTATCATAGCTTCTCTGAATATCAATAACAACTCCATTCTTTACTATTTGTATAGTGTCAACCTCCTTGATACGGATGGTATCACTTACGTTTACCTTTTCCGTGATCACTGTGGTGTCCACTCTTACCACCTTTTCCTTTACAATTTCCGGATCCTTTGCAATTGCACGCTTGAGGTGCCACTGCGCACCACAAGCCGAAAAGAGCAGGGTTATTAGTCCTGCTCCTATTATTCTTCTTACCCATTTAACTTCCACAAGCCTCACAATCCTCTGGGTTATCAATGTTGCAAGTTGGTTGATCCTGATTGGTCAACTCATCAATGAAATCTTCAAATTCATTCTCCATCCTTAGAAAAAAATAATACAAATGCTACTCCGAAAAAAGTCCCCGCTTCAACTAATGATGCTTTCTCAAATGCTACTAATGCAATACCTGTTACAAACAGAATGCTTCCTGCAATAGTTGTTTTCAAATTCTTAGTTACTCTATCAATCATTTTCCTTATTCATTAGATACCATCTTTGAGCAGTATACCCAATGGATGCTATCAATAACACAATCTTTAAAGTAGCTTCAATAGCACTAAAGGATAACGCCATTGCTGAAACATTCATTAAATATACTTTCAAATCAGTAGTGTTCATATTCTTCTGTATTGAGTTCTCCCATTCTTTTTAAAAGCCTCCAAGATCTCCCCTCTATTGTTCTCCGTTTTGTAAGATACATGAACCCAAGCAGGATTTGAATCATCACCAAATTCCCAGATAAGTTGATCAAACTCTAGGTTGTTCTTTATATAATCAAAGATCTGCCAATTCTCAATAACTCCATAAGCATCTGCATCTATATCAAATGCCTCTCCCTTCATGTGCTGAGATCCTGATGCTCCTCCAATCATATCATTCAATGCCTTAGACCTATATCCAGAACTTACTGCAATAGGAGTATTGAAATGATCTCTCATTGGTTGGAATATCTTATTGGCTATCTGGATTAGATTAGATAGATGTTCTCCTGTTGGTTGATTACTGATCCCATACTTAATAGCAGTATTTGATTTAGTAACCTCAGCCAATGATAAATTCTTACTCAGTTTCATCTTTCGTTATTGATCCTATTCCTTGATTAATATAATCTCCCTCGCAACATTCTCTAGAATATGTATCTCTATCTCTACACAAACAGGCTCTCCTTTTGTCCTGAGGCACATTGTATCTATTCTTCATCTTCTTCTATATTAGGAAACCAATCATTACTAAGTGATTCCACTAAAGTTAATACTGCATCATAATTAGGATGCTTGAGTATAGCGTAATCTGCTCCGTTAGGATGTTCAATAATCCTTGCCCAAGTCGTAGTAGTTCCGTTGTAGCCTTCACCACTATTTACCGCTTCGTTATAAGCTACCAATTCTTCTCTATTTTGTGAGGTGTAGTGCATTAGAATATAGAGTAGAAGTCGTTTATATTCGTTTCTATGCCTTCGTTATTATTACCATTATCCCAAACAATAAACTCTTGAACAACTCCTGTAACATTGTTTCCGCCAGAAATATTTGCAAAAAGTCGGTCAAAACTCATCTCAGTAGGTGTTGATGGTGTACCCGTGTTTTGAGTTCCGTTTTGTTGTACAAAATTATTTGAAATATTA